GAGACCGCCGAGCCGGAAGGCTTTGTTGTCAAAGTCTCTGGCCGGATTGATCGCAAGGTTGATTCTGAAAAGCTGCAAGAGCTGGCCGCTGAAGCCGGATTGTCAGATCACCTTGCTAACCTTTTCAGGTGGAAACCAGAGATCAACATGACCATCTGGAAAGCAGCAGATGAAGCAATTACCCGTCCTCTCGCTGGCGCAATTACGGTCAAACCTGGCCGCCCTTCTTTCAAAATTACCTTTAAGGATTAAATACCATGGCTTTTTTAACCGAAGAATTCAACGTCAACGAACTGCCGGTGGGCAATGGTAATTTTGAGCCACTGCCTGCTGGCTGGTATTCCGCCACCATCTCGCAGTCCGAACTCAAGGACACCAAGGCCGGGAACGGTCAATACATCAAATTGAGGTATGACATCACCGGCCCGACGCACCAGGGCCGGGTGGTGTTTGGCAATCTCAACATCAAGAACCCCAACCCGAAAGCAGAGGAAATCGGACGGGCGCAGTTGGGCGACATCATGCGTGCCATCGGTCTGGCCAAGGTCACTGACACCGATCAACTGATCGGCGGCGAGATCGTGATCAAGTTGGAGATCAAGCAGGACGAGACTTATGGGGCCGGGAATGAGGTCAAAGGGTTTAAGTCTGCCTCCGGCAGTCCTGCTCCTGCTGCTGCGGTGATTCCTGCCACGGCAAAGTCTCCTGCTGCGGCAGCACCGACCAAGGCCGCGCCGCCTTGGGCCAGCAAGAAGTAAACAAGAAAAAGCCCCGGTCTGGATTCCAGCCGGGGCAATTGGAGACGATATGAAAATTCCTGAATCAGAGCATAACATTCAAAGCCTGATCGACAAGCACCATGAGGCGCAGGCCGAGGTGCCGCGTTCCCATCTTGGTGCCAGCACGCTTGGCCATGTTTGCGACCGCTGGCTGTGGCTGTCTTTCCGGTGGGCAGTACAGCCGAGCTTTTCGGGTCGAATTCTTCGCCTCTTTCGCCGGGGCCGCGAGGAAGAAGTTAATATTATCAACGACCTTCGTGCGATTGGAATGGATGTGAGAAAAGTCTCATCCCAGCATCGGGTGGACTTTGGAAGCCATGTGTCTGGTAGCCTCGATGCCATCATTGACTCTGGCGTGCCAGAAGCGCCGAGGTCAAAGCATATTGCAGAATTCAAAACCGCATCAAAAAAGGCATTTGATGATCTGGTCAAACAGGGCGTGGAGAAGTCCAAGCCAGATCACTTTGTCCAGATGCAGGTTTATATGTCAGGCACAAAAATCGATCGCGCCCTGTATCTGACCGTCTGCAAGGATGATGACCGCATCCATACCGAGCGGGTCAAATACGACAAGGCTGTGGCAACCAAAGCCATCGAGCGCGGCAAACGCATTGCCCTGGCTGACAGGATGCCTGAACCGATCAGTTCAGACCCGTCCTGGTATCAGTGCAAATTCTGCGACGCGCACGACTTTTGCCACGAATCCAAGACCACCAAGCACGTTAATTGCCGCACCTGCGCTCATGCCACTGCATTGCAGGATTCGACATGGCATTGCGCCAGATGGGATGCTGTGATTCCAGAGGATACCCAGCGCACCGGCTGCGAGAGCCATGTGTTGCACCCGGACATGGTGCCGTGGAAGCGCAAGGATGGGCCGGATGAGTGGACTGCCATTTATGAAATCAATGGGGTCGATCTGGCCAATGGCGAGGGCGATGCGAATGTTTACACCAGCAAAGAACTGCTTGCCAACCCTGCCGCCTGCGCTGGTGGAGATCCGTTTGTTGCCGAGTTACGGCAGGACATGGGCGGGAGGATTGTGGGGTGATGCTTAGAGAATACCAACAACGCACCATAGACCAGCTTTACGCATGGTTTGAGGCTGGCAACGCTGGCAATCCCTGCCTGGTGCTGCCGACTGGTTCTGGCAAGAGTCACATCGTGGCTGCGCTGTGCAAGGATGCTGTCCAGAACTGGCCCGAAACTGTTGTGCTGATGCTCACCCATGTCAAAGAATTGATCGAGCAGAACGCCGAGAAAATGCGCCAGCATTGGCCGGGTGCGCCGTTGGGCATCTACAGCGCCAGCATCGGGCGCAAGGACTTGGGTGAGCCGATTACGTTTGCTGGTATCCAGTCTGTGCGAAATAAGGCAAAGCAGCTTGGTCATGTTGATCTGGTGATCATTGACGAGTGCCACCTAGTCAACCACAAAGACGAGGGCGGTTACCGCAAACTGCTGGGCGAGTTGAAAGACATCAATCCTCATATTCGGGTGATCGGTTTAACGGCCACACCATACCGCCTCGGACATGGCCTGATCACCGATGAGCCTGCCTTGTTTGATGCCCTGTTAGAGCCGGTCAGCATCGAGGAGCTGGTGTTTAAGGGCTACCTGGCCACGCTGCGGAGCAAGATCACCAAGGCCAAGCTGGACACGACAGGGGTGCATAAGCGCGGCGGGGAGTTCATTGAGTCAGAGTTGCAGGCGGCTGTTGATACGGATGACAAGAATCAGGCCGTGGTGCAGGAGGTCGTTGCATTAGCCGGTGATCGCAAGGCCTGGCTGGTGTTCTGCACTGGAGTCAAGCACGCGGAGCACGTTGCCGAAGTCCTGCGCCAGCATGGGGTAGCAACAGAATGCGTGCTGGGAGAAACTCCAAAAAAAGAACGTGAGCAAATAATTGCCGACTTTAAGGCTGGCCGAATCAAAGCATTAACAAATGCAAATGTTTTGACCACTGGATTTGATTACCCGGACATCGACCTAATTGCCATGCTGCGCCCGACCATGTCACCAGGGCTGTATGTCCAGATGGCTGGCCGGGGCATGAGGGTTAAGAGCCACACCGATCATTGTTTAGTTCTCGACTTTGCCGGTGTGGTTGAGGCGCATGGGCCGATCACTGCTGTTCAAACGCCAAAAAAGGGCGGGGATGGCAATGGCGAGGCACCGGTCAAGGTCTGCGACGAGTGTGGCGAGCTTGTCCATATCTCGGCAGCGGTCTGCCCGGCCTGCGGTGCAATGTTCCCTGAGCCGGTCAAGAAGGCACTGGTGCTGCACCACGACGACATTATGGGGCTGGAGGGTAAAGACCTTGAGATTACAACCTGGAACTGGCGCATCCACACCAGCAAGGCCAGCGGGAAGCTGATGCTGTCCTGCACTTACTACGGTGATTTGTCCGACAAGCCGATCACTGAATATTTACCGGTTCTCCATGATGGCTATGCAGGCCAGAGGGCGATGCAGCAGTTGTTTACGATGGCCGCATCGTCTGGGGCCGATCTTGCCAAATCATCGACTTTGCAAGGTGACGAGGCACTGGATTATATGTCGGTGCAGATGAGCAATTCAGCACCGCCCAAGCTGATTGAATACCGCAAGGATGGGAAGTTCTTTCGAGTCATTAAGAGGAATTGGACATGAAAACAAGACCGCCAGCGCCGCAGTTCGTCACCGATTACCGAGAATGGGTCAAGGCTGGCCCTCCGAAATGCTGCCATACCTGCGAAAGTTACGGCACCGATGGACTGTGCACCGAGTTCTTCATGGAGCCGCCAGCGGAGTTTGCCGCCACCGTCAATGCTTGTCCGAAGTGGGAATGTGAAGTTCCTTTTTGATGAATGGGAAAATAAAATGAACGAGAAACTTGAAGCTGCAATCACTTACCTGCGTAGTCGTAACAAATACGTGCTTGATGCAGGCTGCAACTTTGTGCCGACAAAAGCTGTGCAGACAGATGTGGCCGAGACCATTCGCATTTATCGGCGGGAAGTCGAGGAGATCAAGCCGATCAGTCTGGTAAAGGGCAAGAAGAAATGAAATGCGACTGCGGGGGAAATACGCGTGTGCTGGACAGTCGAGGGGTGAGCAGGCGCAGGGAGTGCCTCAAATGCTGTATGCGCTTTTCGACTGAGGAAGTGATTGTGACCAAGCCGGAGAAAAAGAAAGTCCAAACTAAAAAGCGTGTCAAAAACATCCTGCCGAAAAACAACTGGCAACAACTGGCAAAGAACATTAGCGCACGCCGGAAGCTTGAAGAACTGCGCGACAACATAAAAGAAGATGACTATGAAAATTA